ATACAGATGTTCCCTAGCTTGCGGACGTTTATTTAATTCATAAAGGCTCATGACCTGCGCCGGGGTCAGAGAGATTTCCCCGCCGGATACCTGGAAAGTCTGTCGCTTTGCTTTATTGCCGGTCCATTCCTGAATTTCTTTTTCACCGATTTCCAGCTTTCCTTTCAGTTCTTCCATATATTCCTGTGCCAGGCGTGTATCCCTCATTTTAGTATCAAAGCCATCGCGGAGCCCCTGATAAACAGTCGTGGCTGCTTTTCCAAGACGATCGAACGCCGTGAAACTGTCCAGCATATGCACCTGCAGGAATTTATCCGCCGCGCTCAACGCTTTAATGGTTTTTTTATTCTTCCGCCCCTGCCACTCTCTCAGTGTGCTTTCTGCTGCCTCGGACGCCTTTTCGTAACGTTTATTCGTATACATCTTATTGGCATCTTCAATACTGTGTTTCATTGCAGACACAGTCTCTCTCAATGTCCGAAGTTCTCTCGGCGTAAAGTCTTCAATCTTCTTTCCCTCTGCCATGCTCTGGAGCTCGTCCAGTTTAGTCACAAGATCCGGATCGACCTCAACATATATATCGCTCGTTTCTCCTTTCAGAACACCATTGTTTTTCAGAATGGTATCGTACACCTTCTTTGCCTCATTCCATTCTCTGGTGCGCTGTGTTTCGTTTCCATCCGCATTTAAGCGGGAAGAGCTGTAGTCAACACAAGACAAGAATTTAGCAACGGCCGTTCTCATGCTTTCCGGAACATGATCGCGATCCGTCGGAGACAGCAGCCACTTCTGCATTTTCGTGATGTCACGAATGATCTGTTTCTTATCCTGACGCCCCTGTTCGCGCTCCCTCACGTTCCCGCGATATTCCCTGAGTTTCTGCTCATATTCCTTTCGTTTAGCGATATATTCCTCTTCTCTCTTATCAGCCTTTTCAAACAGTTTATCTGCCAGCGTAGGCGGAATATTACGGATATTCGCTCTGTTGTCCAGGATATCCTCTCCCAAGAATACCGACATTTCATCAATATCAGCACCATAAGGATTTTCCACTTTCGGACGGGACTCTTCCAATACATCCGCAATCCGAAGAAGCTGATCTGTCGGGTTGATGATATCGGTCGGGAAAAGATCCGGATGCAGTCCCGCCAGTTCATTGTATGCTGCATCTACGCTGACACCGGCGTTCCGAAACGTAATCTGTCCCATATATTTTTTCCGGAAGCTGTTATATCCGCCCTCGGAATCCAGGTTATTTCGAACTTCTTCCGGAACATAAATCGGCGTGCCCTTGATATCTTGCAGGATGTTTTTATAGACCTTTACCTGATCCTGATCCGTCTGCTGTGATTTTTCCAGAATCGCACGGCCTATCTGCGTCGCTACGTTTGCCAACTCCTGGGCGTCCATACGTTCTGCTTTCTGGATATACTCATAAAATCGGCTCAGGTTGCTTTCAAGTTTTTCCTGTGAGTAAGTAGAATTATATTCTCTTAACAGGCTTTTTGCATACTTACGGATATCTTCTTTTCTCGGTGTGTAATCTTTTGTGAGGACAAGCTGATTTTTCAATTCTTCGTTGATCTTCCGCAGCTCACCGTTTTCTCGAACCACCTCGTCATAATCAATGTCCATATCGGAATCATCAATCTGGAAACGAACATCCTTCAATTCACTGATCGCCTTTTTTCTGGCATCCGGAAGATTAGGATCATAAAGAATCGTATTGACTCCTTCCTGGTTTAAGCGGGCTTTTAGGTTATCGCTGGCATCCGTCGGCAGAATGACGGCAGCAACGCCATCTTTAAAATTTCCTTTCTGGATTTCGCCCGAAGCAACCGCATCTTTCTTAAATACAATTGAAATGTCTCCCATATCTTCCCCACCCTTACCCGGTTTTGTTTTTAATGAGATAGGGCTGTTCATATCTAAACTTTCTACCAGCTTTTCTTCTGTCAGATCATTACGGGCAACCAATTCCTTATTATCTGTCTCTTCCAGTTCATTATCTCCAAGCTGATATTTAACATTTTCATTCTTGACATTGCGCAGTCTGTCAAATATACTGGAGATAGGCAGATAGTTGTAGCCGCTATGTTTTTTTGCAGGTTCGGCCTGGGCGTAGTTGAACGGGACACTATCTGCCTTTTCTATATCCACTTCGTGTAGATACATTCGATTTGTCCTGTCTACTTTTATAACGCATACCTCATAATACTGACCTGCATTTTCCCCATCTGTAATATTTATCTTTGCTCCTATTGAAACAGAATCATATCCTCTTCCTTTCCAGTCTTTCGAATATCTTAAAACCTTTCCATTTTCAATTACATCTTTTACCGTTGCAAAAGCGGCAGCTTTTTTGTCTCCATAACCATGCGCCAGATCATTGCGAACCGAACGCATACTTAAAGCAACATCCCCTACCACATCATTATGAACCACATTTCCGTAAGAATTGTACAGTTCTATGATTTTGCTACGCATTTCCTTTGGATCTCCCTTAAACTCATCCCCGCGAATCGATGCGACACTGTCCATCTTCCGGACATAGTCATAGTTTTCTTCGATGTGCTTGTCTGTCACCTGATCCGGTTTTGCCAGCTGGAAGCGCACAGCGCTCTCCGTGCTTGTCTCACCCATCTTATAGTTCCCGCTTGCCTGATCCAGTGCATCCATCCAGAGGTTTCTTGCTTTTTCAAACGAATCTTTCTGTTCTGCCAGCGTTTCGGCCGCTTTTCCTGTGTGCTCGTTTTTAATAAGACTCTTAATTGCATCCAGCATATCACTCAGGAAATCTACAATTTTCTGTGCGACCGTTTTATCCTTACGGGCGATTTTCTGAACAAATTCCTCGTCATTCCAGAATTTTCCCGTAGCATCCGCGGCAATCTCCTCCATGATTTCATCCCTGGAGAGCTTCTGACCGTGTTTCTCGTAGGCTTTTTCATAGCTTTCCGTCATCTGTTCCAGTGTCTGACCCTCTGCGGATAAGTAAGCGCTGATAACTGTATCACGATAGGATGTGAAATGCTCCGGGGCATTCTCTTTGATAAAATGAGTTAATTCGTGGCTGTTTGTTCGAAGAAAATTTTCTGAGTTGGTGGAGATCCGGATCGTGCCTTTCTTTCCTTCGTATTCACCCACTGCTCCGGATTCCAAGGAATCCTCCAGGATGAATTTAAGCCCTGTACGCTTTCCGAGACTTTCTGCAAGGTTCTGCTGCGCCTGTGTCGCGTTCTGGGACAGATTTTCCAGTCCGCCCTGGTGCGCCGGTCCCTGCTGCCGCCGTCTTGACATGCGATCCAGCTCCAACTTTCTGTCCTGTGCTCCTGCTTTGTATGCCGCAAGCTGCTGATCTCCTGTCAGATATAAGGATAGGGCTGATTTTTCCGCCACTCCGATATCATCCGCATAGCGCCCAGAATCATAATACCGGTTAAATGCGCGGCGATACTGCGATACCGGAACCTCCGGATCGTAAGATTCGACTGCTGCCGTTCTTCCATTTTCTCCAAGATCTGAGAAGATATCATTCAAATCTTCTCTATGGCTTTCAATATAGGATTGTCTTTCCGCTTCCTGCGGAGATACCGCGTATTCTCTGGCATATGCAGACAAATCCTCTTTCTGTTCAGGCTCACGAACATATTGAGGCCCTATGTTCTCACGATTTTGAATTGATTCTGTGTTCTCGGCAATGGTTGGAGACGTTATCCCTTCCCGAGCTGCATTCTCCGGCTGGTTCTGAATGCTACTAAATTCTGTTCTATCCTCTCCGCCTTTTTCGTCTGCCTGAATAGTTCTCTCCGTACTCCTCTCCTGAGCATCTCCATCGGATACGTTTCCGGCAATGAGAGGTGTATTTTCAACAGGATCTGTTACGCCCTCTATCATTCGCTGTGCCGTGTTTTCCAGTGCTGCTGCCTGCTGTTCTTTTACCTGCTGCCGCGCCGTATTCTCTTCCGGGAGAACATCCGGAATCGTTTGAGATGCTGTTGTCTGTTCTTCCTGAAGAAGGCTCTCCTGCGGCACCGCCTTTTGCCGGGCGTATTCCTGGGCAGCGTTTCTTTGCAAAATATTGCCAAGTGCCTGTGCACCTCCGCCCATAATCACACCGGATGTCGCCCCGCCAAGAGCCGCCAGCCCTACATTTCCAGCGATGTCTGCATACGCTTTTTGTTTCGCCTCTTCGTCACTCAATCCAAGACTTTTATAGTATCTGACCGACGTATCATAGTTGGATTTGTCGCCCATGATTATTTTATCGCTGATACTATTCATAATCTCGGTAGCCGCCTCTTCTGACCCCTCCGAGATTCCTTGTTTCACAAGGTTGGTAAGAACTGTCCTCGCGCCTTTACCA